TAGGAAGAGGTCAAACTGGTGGTTCTGGTGGTGGCGGTGGATCAGTTACTGCTCAAAGATATGGTAGAGGTTTAGTTGGTTTTGATCAAATTCAAGGAAACCCTGGTGGAACAGGAAATACTGGACCAGGTTATGGAGCCGGCGGTGGTGGTGGAGCAAATGCTAGAGGTGGATCTGTACCTTCTAATGGTGCAGCTGGTGGAGCTGGTGGAGCTGGAAAAACAAATTGTATAACAGGATCACCTGTTGCATATGCTGGTGGTGGTGGCGGTGGAGCTGGAGGTCCGGCACCTGCTGCAGGAGCTGGTGGTTCTGGTGGTGGCGGAGCTGGAGGAAAAGCTTCAGCTAATGGAACTGCTGGAACTGTAAATACTGGTGGTGGAGGCGGAGGATCAATGTGTGGTCCTGCTGGAGTTGCTGGTGGATCAGGAATTGTTATTTTAAGAGCACCTGGACCGGCTGGCCCAAGCTATACTGCAGCCCCAGGAACTAACACTAAAACAACATTACCTGCGCCTGCTGGAGGATGTACAGTATTAACATTTACAGTTAATGGTACATTGACAATAAGTTAAAATTAAATTAATATATAATTTTTAAGGAGTAAAAATATGGCACATTTTGCAGAATTAAACGGATCTAATCAAGTAGTCAGAGTAGTAGTTGTTGGAAATGATATTACAACAGCAGCTGGACCTTTAGGAAATAACGATATGCATGTTGATGGAGAAACATGGTGTAGTAATTTTTTTAAAGGTGGTACTTGGAAACAAACTTCTTATAATAACAAATTCAGAAAACAATATGCAGGTGTTGGCTTTACATACGACGCTGCAAAAGATAAATTTATTTGTCCTCAACCTTATACTTCATGGTCTTTAGATGAAAATGATGATTGGCAACCGCCAATTGCAAGACCTTCAAATGAGGGTGATGATTCAGAACATCTTAAAAAAGCAGAATGGGATGAACCAAATCAACAATGGATTGCACAAACTCATTGGAATCAAGATACAAATCAACATGACCAAAATTGGGTCTGGGATACGTCAACATCAGCTTGGGTATCCGCATAAGGAGAACTAAGTTATGGCCAAAGGACTTAATGGCGGTATAATCGGAAAAAAGAACTCAGCATCCTTTGGGAAATGCGCAGTTACATCTACTACAGCTACAGGAAATTTTTGTTCTGGTGCAGGAACTATTGCAAATGTTGTAGTTATTGCTGGTGGTGGTGGCGGAGGTCACGATAACGGAGGAGCTGGTGGTGCTGGTGGATTGCTAGCTATGACTTGCGTACCTATGTCAGCAAATACAGCATATCCTGCTGTTATTGGAGCTGGTGGTGCTGGTGGAACATCAGGATGTAATTCAGTTAATGGAACAAATACAGTTTTTACAGTTGGAGGTAATACTTTTACTGCTATCGGTGGCGGTGGTGGTGGAGGTGCTTCAAGTCCAGCACCAGGTGGTGGTGGTTCGGGTAGCCCAGGAGGTTCAGGTGGTGGTGGAAAAAGACATGGTAGTCCCGAAAGTCCAGTTATATCTACTGGTACAGGAACTCAAACAGCACATCCAAATTTTCCAGGTTCAGGTTTTGGAAATCCTGGTGGACCGGTAGCGGCGGAACCACAACCTTCTGCAGGTGGCGGAGGTGCGGGAAGTGCTGGTGGAACAAACACTGCTGGTGCAGGAAAAGATGTTAGTCCGTTTGTAGGAACTTTAAGTGTTCCAGGTTGTTATACAGGACCAGGTAATTTTAGAGCTGGTGGTGGCGGTGGTAGTAACGCTGGTGCTGGTGGATCTGGCGGTGGTGGAACAGGAAAAGGTGGAACAGGTTGTAATGGTCAAGCAGGTTTAACAAATTCAGGTGGTGGCGGAGGCGGAGCTGGTGGATCTCCACCAAATAGATGTGGTGGAGCAGGTGGATCAGGTGTTGTTATTGTAAAATCATTAACAAAAGCAAGTGGTGTGTGGTCAATGCAAAGTCAATTTGCTGCACAAAGTCAAGGAACATGGCCAAGACTTCTTCAAAGTTTTCCAGGTATAGAATATTTAGTAGTTGCTGGTGGTGCAGCAGGAGGTGCTAATGCAGCAGGAGGTGGTGGTGCTGGAGGTTTATTAACTAATTTTGGTGGATGTGCAGTTGCCATACAAGAAGGTGTTCATACAATAACTGTAGGTGCCGGTGGTGCTTCAGTACCAAATGGTGTAACTGGAACTAATGGTGAGAATTCAGTATTTGGAACTATAGTAACTGCTACTGGTGGTGGTGGCGGTGGACATTTTAATGCAGTTGGACAGCCTGGTGGATCTGGTGGTGGCGGTGGTTATCAACAACCAGGTGGATCTGGTACATGTGGTCAAGGTAATCCAGGTGCTACAGCAGGTGGTGGAAGCGGACCAGGTGGTGGTGGCGGTGGAGCTGGTGCAGCCGGCTCTGGTATAAATGGTGGAAATGGTTTAGCAAATTCTATTTTAGGACCTTCTACAACTTACGCTGGTGGCGGAGGTGGTAGTGCTGAAAGTGGCGGTGGTGGAAACGGAGGCTCCGGAGGTGGTGGTGCTGGAGGTTGTCAAGGTCCTTCAGGTAGTGGCGGTGTTGGAAATGGAGGTGTTAATCTAGGTGGTGGTGGAGGTGGATCAAGAGATCCAGGTAACACAAGTTCTGGTGCTGGTGGAAGTGGAATAGTTATAGTTAGAGGTCCAAGTGCTAGAACATTCGCAGTAACTCCAGGAACAAATTCAACATCAACAGCACCTGGTGGAGATAAATTAGCTACGTTTACAGTTTCAGGAACATTGACAGTTTCATAAGAAATGCTATATTAAGTTCATAAAGATATATGAACCTTACAAATCAATATTACTATTTTACATCAGCAATTCCTGAAAGAATTTGTGATGATATTGTTCGTTATGGCAAACAGCTTCAAGATCAAATGGCAGTTACTGGTGGTTATAGTAATGATAAAAAATTAAATAAACAACAAATTAAAGATTTAAAAAAGAAAAGAGATTCTAATATTGTTTGGATGAATGATAGGTGGATTTACAAAGAAATACAACCTTATATACATCAAGCAAATGCTAGTGCAGGTTGGAATTTTCAATGGGATTTTTCTGAGTCTTGTCAATTTACTAAATATAATAAAGGGCAATATTATGATTGGCATTGTGATGGTTGGGATCAACCTTATAATTCACCTAATACTCCACAACACGGTAAGATAAGAAAGCTGTCTGTGACCGTTTCATTATCAGATCCAAAAGAATATAAAGGTGGTGAATTAGAATTTGATTTTAGAAATATGGACCCTGATAAAAAAAGAAATGTTAGAAAATGCACAGAAATATTACCTAAAGGGTCTTTAGTTGTATTTCCAGCGCATGTATGGCATAGAGTATGTCCAGTTAAAAAAGGGTCAAGACATAGTTTAGTAATATGGAACTTAGGATGGCCCTATAAATAAAGGAGAAATATGAAAAAGAAAAAAACTAAAAAACAAAAGACAAACAAAAAATTAGAAGAAATGTCATGTGGTAGTGCAGACGGATATCCTCAAAAATTACAAATAGAAGAATTTTTTAAATGTCCTATATGGTATGCAGATCAACCTAAATTTGTAGATAGCTTAAATAAGGCATCAGAAAAATATATTGAAGAATCAAAAAAAAGTTTGAAACCATCTATTGATGAACGTAATAAAAAACTTGGTGACAAAGGTGATATGGGTCATGTATTTCATTCAACAACATTACTAGGTGATCCAAATTTTAAACAATTACAAGATTACATAGGTGCAACAGCACACAACTTATTAGGTGAAATGGGGTTTGATTTATCTCAGTATCAAGTATTTACGACAGAGATGTGGGTACAAGAGTTCGCTAAAAAAGGGGGTGGACATCATACTTTACACACTCATTGGAATGGTCACATATCTGGTTTTTATTTTTTAAAAGCAGATGAGTCTACATCTATGCCACTATTCGAAGATCCAAGACCAGGCAATATTATGAATCTTTTACCAGAAAAAGATAGGACAAAAGTAACTTATGCATCATCTCAAATTAATTACAAAGTTACACCAGGCAGAATGATATTTTTTCCATCATACTTACCTCATCAATATTCTGTAGATATGGGATATAGCCCATTTAGATTTATACATTGGAACTGCCAAGCAATACCAAAAGGAGTATTAAATGTCGTTTAAAAAAAATAAATATAGTGTTTTAAAAAATGCAGTATCAAAAGAGATAGCAGATTTTTCTTATTCTTATTTTTTAAATAAAAGAAAAGTAGCAGCGGCTTTGTTTGATAATAAATATATATCACCGTTTACAGAATATTGGGGTGTGTGGACGGATAACCAAGTGCCTAATACTTATTCTCATTATGCAGATTTAGTTATGGAAACACTATTAGAAAAAGTTAAACCAGTCATGGAAAAACACACCGGACTTAAATTAAGTCCTACATATTCCTATGCAAGAATATATAAAAAAGGAGATACACTAGCTAGACATAAAGATAGATATTCATGTGAGATATCTACAACATTAAATTTAGGTGGAGACCCATGGCCTATCTATGTTGATCCTACAAGTAAGACAGGTCAAGCAGGTATAAAAATAGATTTAGATCCAGGTGATATGTTAATATATTCTGGATGTGATTTAGAACATTGGCGAGAAGAATTTAATGGTAAAGATTGTGGACAAGTATTTTTACATTATAATAAAACAGGTTCTAAAATAGCAAAAGAAAATGCTTTAGATAAAAGACCTTTACTAGGTCTACCAGCCTGGTTTAAAGGCGCTAAGTTGACAAAATCTTAAAAATAGTCTATACGTTAGACTTGCAGGGGGATGATCCACCACAGATTCCCTCTGCTTAAAACCTATTGAAATCACTGACAATCTGATATAACACCTAGTAAACAGGTTTTAATATATGCTACAGAAACTAGGATTTTTACCCGGATTCAATAAACAAGTTACACCTACAGGAGCTGAATCACAGTGGACTGATGGGCAAAATGTACGTTTTAGATATGGTACTCCTGAAAAAATAGGTGGTTGGAGTCAATTAGGAGAATCTAAATTAACTGGTGTTGCCAGAGGTTTACATCATTTTGTTAACTCTGCTTCTACTAAATTTGCTGCCATAGGTACAAATAGAATATTGTATGCATATTCTGGTGGTGTGTTTTATGATATTCATCCTTTAGTTAATCCATCAGGTACAGCTCTTACAAATTGTTTTTCTACTACTAATAACTCACCAACTGTTACTATAACATTTTCTGGCACAACTACTTTTCAAGCAGGAGACATTATATTATTTGGTGATGCTTCTACATTTTCATCTATAACAAACTCTAATTTTGGAGCAGCTGATTTTGCTGACAAAAAATTTATGGTAACTAGTGTGCCAACAAGCTCTAGTATTACAATTACAATGCCTAGTAGTGAAACAGGAAGTGGTGCTACTCTTTCTGGAGGTATAACTTTTTTTCAATATTATCATGTTGGACCAGCTGAACAGTTAGGAGCTTTTGGTTGGGGTATATCACTATGGGGTGGATCTGTTTTAGGTGCAGCTACAACAACTTTAGATGGAGCCATTGGTAGCACAAGTGGTGGTAATAATGGTTCTGCAACAGAAATAACATTAACTAGTGTTACAGGTTTTCCTTCAACAGG